TTTTTAATCTCTTATTACTTCTCTATCTACTATAGCCTCATAGAGTACTTCTAAGAGACAGCCGTCATCTAAATGCTCTGAGTTATCTACTATGTGCTCTAAGTCTCTTAAAGCGTGCATATAGCCCCTCAGGTAGTCTTCACGTTCCTTTTCCATCTCTCTGTTGTTATATAGTGTATCTAGTGTAGTCATATTATTGGTATATATAGGTTAGTGTTCTTAATAGTATCATTGACTCGTTCTTAGCTCTCACAAGCATACATACTTCGTCTCTGTCTAAGCTGTTTGCTATCTGTTCGTCTATTTGGTCAATTACGATTTCTAATGTTTTAATAGTGTTCATAGTTTAGGTTTTTTAGTTATCTTCTATATAAAACTCAGTGTCATATAAAGATTTTATTTCTTTACTCGTTAGCTCTTTTAAGTAGGGCATATCATAGCCTCTACTATTCCAAAGTCTGTATTCTAGTTTATCCGTATTCATAGTTTAGGTTTTTAAGGGGGCGTTAACCCCCGTTAGTTATTATTTGTTTAAAGCATTAATATACTTTATTACTTTTCTGTTCTTTCTAGCAATGTATGCAAGGAAGGTTCTGTTCTTATTCCTATATTGCCCAATTTGCTCTGTAGCTTTTAGCTCAACTAAATTGTCCTGAGCCTCAGAAATCTTGGAGTCTAGGTCTAATAAAAACTGATTGTACTCAGTATCTAAGTCTCTTCCCTCGAATTTGAAATGATGTACTTTAGCAAGTATAGAGCTTGCGCTGTATTCGTCTTGCTCTATATTACCATCCCACATAATCTCAACGTGAGCTGTTCCGCTTGCATCCCATCCGTTGTTCTTATCTGAAACAGATAATAAGGTAACTACCTTTGAGCCTTCAGAGAGTAACACTGAAGTATATTTTTTAAATGTAGCTAATTGAGTTTCTGTAATTTTCATAATATATGTTTTTGATTGAGGTACAAAGATACAACTAATTAAACGTATCTACCAAACTTTTTTTAATCTTTTTTTAAATTATTTTGAAGATAATCTTCCGTCGATTGCTATTTGCCCTGTCACTACATTCTCAGTCATTAAGAATTTTGCTCCATCTAATAAGTAAGTTCTCATTACTAAGTCTCCTTCTGCTAATATTCCTGTTACTGTTCCTCTGTTGATTAATGTTCCTGCTAATGTCATAATTTTTGTTTTTAGTGTTTGTTATTATTTACACTACAAAGATACAACCTTTTATTAGTTACCACCAAATAAAAATGCAATTATTTTTGATTTATTTTTGATAAAACTTGTTAGCCCCCGTAAACACTGAGAAAAAAATATAAATTATTTTTGCTTTCTTTTGGTATATCTAGCATCTAGTATCCTTTTGCACCTCTGAAGTGTCTTATTAGGAAACCAAGTGAAATGTAATAGGATATGTTCTAGCTGCATAGTGGTATACTTGCTGAGGTCTTTTCTCATTAGATAGCGTTGTCAATATCTTGTATAATATGCCTAAGCTCTGAGCGTTCGAATTTACCTACCCATATCATATTAATGGTTAAGTTGTAGTAGTCCTTCTCTAATGGTGTAATTAATACTTGTACGTCTTTCATAGTTATTTGGTTTTTGCTAAGTGATTATCGTAATAAAATTTATATATCTCACACACTTTCTCGTGCATCAAATGTTGTTTGTAATATTCTGTTCCTAAGTGTTTGGCGTTACCTATCTCTACCACTAATTTAACGTAGAATAGGTTTATAGTCTTAGTACCCTTCTTGTAGGTGTACATACTCTTAGTTGGTACAGCATACACTCTAAGGTGATTGCCTTTTAAAGCCCAACTCATATAGTCAAGACACTCCATTACCTCTGAGACATTCTAGTGGCCTCTATGCGACCGTTTCTGTAATGTTTAACTAATAGTTGTGTATCTAGCTCTACGACCTTATATGGTCTTATAGATAGCTTTACGAGTAATCTGTTATAGAAGTTCATTTGTTTTTAATTTAAGGGTTAATAATTTATTCTCTAGCTTTAATCTCTCTACCTCTTTTCTAAGGGCTAATATAGCCATCTCTTGGTAGTCTAATAATAGTTCTGTTTGTTCGTTCATAACATTTGTTTTTAACAGTTATTTTTTTCTTGTGGCGTTAAGTTATCCCAATTACCAACGAACGTATTAACAGCGTCTTGATAAGTGTCACAATAAAAGAAGTCTCCGTGTCTAGCGTCAAATGCCTTCCAAACTATATTGCTTAGTTCGTCTGTAGACTTGAATACGTTTCTTTTTATTGCTTCGTGTATTTGAAATTGCTTAGTCATAATGTTTATTTTTTGTAAAGATACAACTAATTAAATGTATCTACCAAACAATTATGCAACTATTTTTAAAAAAAATGTAAATTAATTTGTAACTAGCTGAGGTGTAGCTAATTAGTTAAGAAAATATTTTCCACTATTTGGGTTACTTAAGTGGTAACTGATAAAATAACGACACCCGTCCAATAAATGGTTAAAATCGTCAACCGCGACATCTTTGCCATCTTTCCAAGTATAGTTATTAAGCTCTGTAATTAAGTTTCTAGAGCCTTTATGTATGTATAGCTTGTACTCTTGCATAAGAGCAATACCTAAGTTAATACTACCTTGTCCTTTAATACTAGGCTTTATGTTAAGGCCGTAGTTCATTTTAAGCTCGTGTAGTAATCTTGGCTCAGCACTATCTCCTATAGTTAATGTATCCTTACCTTGCTTTAATAACCTAGCAGCTATATCTGAGGTAGTAAGTCCTTGAGCGTATATAATCTCTTTAATGTATATCTCCTTAGATTTCTTATTGATACTAATTAAACAAGCTCCTGTAGGGTCTGCACTAAAACCGAAGTCCATCCCAATACCGTAATAGTCTCCATTAGCATTGAAGTCTTTAACCTCCCAATTGCTGAAAATAACGCCTTCAGCTACACTTCTCCAACCACCGAGAATCTGAGCCTTATACTCTTCAGGTCTCTCTTCTTTCATTCTATTAACGTTAGCTAAGAATGTAGCGTCTAAGTGTTTCTCATTGTCCTTATATGAAGTATGTATATAGGTAGTATCTTCTAGTGTAGTATTTTCTCCACCTTGTAGGTCTCTAGACTCAAAGAAACGCTTATAAATCCAATGTGCTTTAGTAGCAGGATTCATTACCATAATAACTCTATTCTGAGCGTCCTTAGAACGTACTGATAAATCAATCTTATCGAATAATAAAGGGTCAGGCATCTCCTCTGCCTCATCTAGTATCCAAGTAGTAATACCATTAAGAGACTTCAAGGCTGCTGTCTGATTTCCACTACCTGTCTTAAGCCCTCTAAAGTATATCTTATTGCCTGTAACCTTATTAGTGATATCTGTCTTATTAACTAAGAAGTTATCCCCTAGTCCTAACATATCAATCTTCTCTGTCATCTCAGGTATAATAGACGTACTTGCTGAGGTCATTGTATAACGTGTAAAGAGCACATTGTGTCCCTTCTCATAAGTAAGCAATAGTATCATAGTAGATATACTAAAAGACTTACTAGAGCCACGCCCTCCCGTTACTATATAGTATCTAGAGTCGTTAAGGAATAAGGGTTTGTATTTAGGGCTTAATTTTATCATTAATCTTCGTCAAATGAGATTAGACCTTTCAACGTAATGTTGTGGTCTACTTCTCCTGTGGTGTGTATATCAATCTCCTGCTTAGGTAAGCCTGCTCTATACTTTAGAAACAGCTCTATTGCTCTTTGGTCTCCTGACTCAATACGTTCTAGTAGTTTCTGTATTACTACGTCCACGTCTATATTGTCATCTAGGATTTGTCTTATGTTTATTACTTCTCCGTTAGTTGGTCTGCCTGCTCCTTCCCTCTTGCCTCCCGATTTACCTTTTACTCCTGCCATTTGAATTCATTTGATTTCTAGTACTTTACTTAAAAACAGCCTAATAACTAAGACGTTACCACTCCTTTGTTAGTGTAGCGCCTCTTATATATCTTAGTGAAGGTTGCTCGTTTATATAGTACATCATTTCTACATCATTACTAGAGCCATTTCTAGGCGTTCTGCCGCCTATTCTCTTTGTAAAGGTAAGTTTGCTTAGGTCAGCATAAATAAGGCCATCAAAACAGCTCCAAACGATTATCTTATTAAGAGGTTTCTCCATAAGTTTATTATATTTACGTTCTGCTAAGGGTAACGGAAAGGCGTTCTTTATACCTCTATTCCTTCCCTTTACTTCTAAGTACCCAACATCTTTAACGTAGAAATCCACATCGTGAGCTCCTAGCTTTTGATACTCCCAATCGTACTTAGACGCCATAGCCCTCATAGCTTTATTTTCTCTGTCTATGTCTCTTTGTGTTTCAAATCTCATATACCGAATATCTTTAATTTAGCTTCTAAGTCCTTTACTTTAGCCTCTGCTACCTCTAGAGCCTCTTCTGCTTTACGTGCTCTTAAAACAGCGTTATTTCGGCTGTTACGTGCCTCTGAGATTAATCTATTAAACCCGTAGTCTCTAAGCTCTAGGTTATTGATATAAACAAACGTTCTAAGGAATGAGTTATATATACCTAGTAGCTCTTTGTTATCGGGCTTAGCATCTAACCATTTACCTAGCGTGTTAGTTATCTCTGTAGTGTCTGCACACTTCTGTAGGAATTCAATAGTCGGCGGTGTCATCATAGTCTTCTAGTGTTATTCTGCAGTTAAATTGCTTATCTGTATTGTTATAGTCTTTTAGCGCGTCTCTTATACCTATGGCAGCTTCGAAGTCGTTTATCTCGGCTGCCTCTTGTTCTGCTACTAATACTCTGTCTTCGGTTACTCCTAAGCTTAAAGCGTATAGAGCTCCTACGTAATTAAAGTGTCTTACCTCTTTATCTGTCATTATAGTGTCCCCTCTTTGTGGTATTGTGATAAATCTATTAATTCGTCAACGAAAAAAGCTTTGTATATAGCGATTGCTGCCTCTAGCTTATCCTTACCCGATTGTAGTGTTTGCTCTGAGGCTCTAAAGATGCCTATATCTGTAGTGGTCTTGTCTATTACTAACCAATAGAAATCAGGCACGTTATATAGTTGTGTATATAGGTAAGCTTGTAAGTCATAGTCATACTTCTCTATAGTAAATTTAAACTGATTTACGCTACTACCATTCTTTAGAGTAATATCCTTAAGTCCATCGTTAGTTGTCTTAACGTCTGCTACATATTCGCCTTCTTTGAATATATCAGCTTTACCTCTTACAGCTAGTCCATCTACTTCTACTAAGGCAGGTGTTTCTGTCTCTGCTCCCTTCATAAATGATACACAGCTATCGTTCTGTAGGAATGCTGCTGCTATTCTAGAGGCCATATACTTCTCTTTAAGGGTGTAGGTGGTCTCTGCTCCGTTCTGCTCTTTAGCTAGTTTCCATTTAGTAGTATTCTTACTAGATGTATCTACAAAGGTAAATTGTCCGTACTTCTCAGGCTCTAGTATCTCAGTATGTACAAGCTTACCGTCTCTTAGGGCTTGTGTCTCTGTCATACCCTTCTTTTTCATATGAGCAAACCACTTAGGGCTTTTCAATAGCCACTTCATAGTAGAGTAGCTTAATACTCTGTCTAGGTTAAGGTATTTGTAATAGTAGTCATCTCCTACCATATTGTCTAGTGTCTCAGATAGGTCTACTTGCTCTTGATTTAATAATATTACTTTCATAGTTTTATATTGTGGCCCTTCTGCGTCTCCACGCCTTAGACCTATTAATAGTTTTAGTTACTCTCTCTTTTGTCTTTTCGTGTCTAGCCTCTGTCTTCGTTATCATATAAGTCAATGTCTTGAAGGTTAATATCAAAGTCAAAGTCTATGTCTATAAACTTGTCGCAGTTAATAAAATCGTCTTGTGTGTCTATTTGGTTGTAAATGTTTGTAAATGTCATCTTAGTTTTTGTTTAGGTATAATGATAAATTTTGTTCTGCCTGCTCTAATACGTTACAAGCGTCTAGGCTTAGCTTGTCGTTCTCTTCTGTTTGGTTATCGTAGTAATTAGCTGATAGTATTCTAGCGTCTACTTGAGCGATGTTTCTTAATAGTTGTAATGTGATTAATTTGTTCATAGTTATATAGTTTTAGTTATTAATGTTATCGATTTTCAGCTAGCTTAGTCTCTAGCCTATCTAGAGTGTCTAAGTGTTTGATAAAATTCATTAGTGTTATTTTACCATTTTTCCTCAAGTCGTTAAATCGTTCTCTACTCTCATTTATTTCTGTAAGTGTCATAATGTTTGCTTTAGTGTTGTACATAGTTATATAGATGTTAAAAAGTTAAGTTTTTCTTGAATTGGTTTTAAAGATTTGGTAGCCTTTATCACCTCGCAGTTTAATTCTAAGCAAAATCTATTAGTCTTAGGTTGAAACCAAACCCATATATCGTCTCCTAATGAGTTTGTAAATGCTTGTAGTCCGTCTTCTAGTAATTGGTTTTTTGAAAGTTTCATAATGTTTGTTTTTGATTATGGTACAAAGATACAAATGTTTTATTGTTATTACCAAACTTTTTTTAATCTTTTTTTAAATTATTTTCTTATTGGCTGATTACTAGACTCTTGCGTAGTTAAATATTTTGCTATCTGTAGACAGACCACCCTCTTCGTGCATAGCTAATCTCTTAAATTCCTTCTTAGCTCTAATATCTGCCTGTCTCTTATTTTCGTCCCTTCTTAGTATTGCCTTTTCTATATTCACAAAAGACTTTAATTGATTGTCTATAAAGTATTGTATTTTATCTTCAGGTAATCCCTCTAGTAATTCGTTGATAGTATCATCTGAGGTTAACCTAGATAACCTAGCTCTTAGTTCTGTATTCTGCTTTATCAGGTAAGTGTTACGCATCTCATAAGCCTCTAGGAGCGTCTCTGTTGCATCTTCACAACCTTTTACGTCTAAGTTACCTAAGATGTCTTTTACCGCGTTGTAATTGGCTCTAAACACAAAGTCATATTCCACGTCTTGCTCGAACTTCTTTAAAGAGTGCATTACTGTAGCGTGGTCTCTCTTTAGAAACTTACCGATAGCTTGTAAGGTCTGTTTGTTGTCTCTAGCAAATCTATAGAAGATACTCCTAGCTTGTACATACTCTCTCTGTCTTGTTCTCTCTACTACGTCACAGTTAGTTACTGTCTCTACGGCTTTTCTGATTACCTCTAGCATCTTCGTATTTGTCTGTTGTTTTGGTCTCATATTATCTTAATTTATTTTTTTCTAGAGCAATTACATATAATGCAAGCGATAATTTATCTAGCTTTAAAAGTTCGTTTATTTTATCCTGTTGTTCTTTACTATATCCTGTTAGTGTTCTTTTCATTGTAAGTCTTCTTTAGTTGGTATTTCAAAATGTATCTCAGCGTCATCAGGGAAGTCCTGTAATATAGTCTGACAGGCTTTGTCTTGTGATAGGTCTGAGACCATTGTGTTAATTAAGTATCTGTTTTCGTTTACTACTAGTATTGTATACATATTATTTATATATTATATCATCAACATTTACTCGCTCTTCCATATTCTCATCAGTCTCTTTGTTTAGTCCCTTTATAAGGCCCTTGACTGAAGTGTCTTCTACGCTATACTTGTAAGTTATACTACCATTTTGTGATAGCTTGACTTCGTTTCCGTTTACTATTAAGTTGTTCATATTATTTAAGGGTATTTATTTAATTGTTACGTTTTTTATTTTAGAAATAGCCTCGTATTCGTTTGCGTCTAAATCTCCTTCAAGCTCTAAGTAGTAAGTTCCGTTTACAAAACCTATAGACTCTTCTGTCTCGTATCTTTCAGTAAAAATAGACTCAGAGTTTAATACTCTAAAGATAGAAGTGTAAGCACCTTTGTACTTTTTATCTTCTTTTACGTTTGATATTTCTATTTGTGTGTTCATATTTGTTTTTGATTATGGTACAAAGATACAAACCTTTATTAGTTAAAAAAAACTTTTTTGCATTTATTTTCAAAAAAAAAGCCCTACATCTCTGTAAGGCCTAATTTCACTAGGGTTAATTTAAAAAAAAACTTTTATTAATAATCATAATCGCAATCATATTCTACACACATCCACTCTGTAGAGCCATCACTATAGGTGTAAGTATAGCAATCTTCACAGGGAGCAGGCTCACAACCTACAGCAAACAATATGCCTAATGCTACAATACCTATTAATAATATTTTTACTACTACTTCAATCGCTTTCTCTTCTTTGTTTAATTCGTTCATATCTTAATGTTTATTAGTTAAAAATCTTTCTAAGCCCGCTAAGGCTCTCCAAGCTACTTTGGCTAGGTGTAATTGTCCGTCTTCGTCTAACGGGTTAATACTATGGTCTATAAGGTGTCTAGTCAATGCGTCTAGCTCATCTTTCGACTTCTCCATATCCCAATGTAAAGGAGTGTTGGGGTGATGTTGGTCATTACCTGCTTGTGAACACTTAGATACTTCTTTAAGTGCATTAGGGAAATACTTTAATACTCCACTAAAAACAGGTGTAGCTTTGCGCTCTGCTGCTGTGTCCTGATTACCGAAAGGCGGGTTATCCGCCATCTCAGTAACATCATTTGATACGCTTTGGTAAAACCTTTTGCAGTTTCCTAGTTCATTACCTTTACACGTACAATCTAAACAAGCCATTATAAAACCATCAATTCATTTACAGCCGTTTTACCTCCTAGTACTACAGCACAACCGATAGCGGGTTTCTTACCTACCTTCATATAAGCCATAGCGTAACTCTTAGCATCAATACCGCAACCTACTTGACAACCAAATACTCTAGAGTTAGCCCCTACGAAGTACTCAGTATAGGCTTGTGTATGTAAGTGACCTTGTACAGTACTTCTCATATCTGAGCGCGCTTTTGTCTTAGCTGTTCCTGCTTCTCCGTGAATGTAAAGAACGTCATCTATTTCTACGTCAGTTACAAACTTCCAATTTGGAGTCCTTAGCACTTCTTTGTAGTCCTTAACCCATTCCTTAGGCACACCACCTGATTGAGCTTTACGCATTATAATTCTATCGTGATTACCTACAGTTACGTGAGCGTCAGGCCATCTGTGGTAGTATCTCTGTAGTCTTTGGATAGCTAATTCTAACTCTTGACCTCCACCCATACCGTCTGCGTCTGTTTCGTGATATGAGCTATAATGATTATCAATTACGTCTCCAATAAATACAACTCTATTGCAGTTATATCTTTCGTATACTTCTACGCAATGGTCGAAGTAACTATCTAGGTCAAATGGTGCGTGTAAATCACCTATTACTAATACTCTAGACTCTTTGTTATTAAAGAACTCAAAAGAGGCTAGTTTTGCTCCTTGTAGTCTTGGTCTAACGTCTGCTTTTTTATTTTTCTTTTTAGTTGCCATAATTCACTTTGGGTTTTTTAGATTTTTCTATTTCTTTTACTTCAATGATGTTCGCCACGTGGAGTAGCTCAGAGGCTAACCTCTTATATTGCTCGGGCTCTTCTTCGTCTTTACCTACACTATGTAACCATTGTAGCTTTGTAGCTAGTTGGTCAGCTAAATTAGTTAGCGTGGCTATATTCATTTTTCGTAGCTTATTGCTCGTTAGCTCTGTCATAGATTTTATTTAGTTCGTTAATCATTCCTAAGATACAAGGGCCACAATTAGACACTTTACGCTTAGACTTAAATACGTGGTTATAAATCTCTATTAACCTCTTTTGCTGTGGTGCACTAACACTACTAGGTCTCTTAGGCTCAAAGAACGTTTTTAAATAGTCAAATTGGTCTGTAAGTAAGTCGTTTAATTTTCTATTAGGGAATAAGTCATTTAGTTTCTCAGCTCGTGCACTACAGCCGCAGTCATCGACTAAAGCCTCTACTACTGACTTAATACCTGTAACTTCTGTAAAAGACGTCACAATGTCTCCTAGTCCTTCTTTGCCTGCTTCTCCTAGAATGTCTAGTACTACAGCTTTTTTAATTCTAAGTTTCTGAGCTATCTTACCTGCTTTGAAACCTTCTGCGTGTAATTCAAATACTTTATTGTTAATATCCATTTTTTAAGGGTTTAATTATTAATAATGCAAATATATGTAAAACAATTAACATACACAAGCTTTTTACTATTTATTTCAGATTAGGTCATAATCTCCATTCACAAAGTCTTGGTAGTCTTCAAATAGCTTTTCGGCTATAATCATTTTAGACCGCTTAATACTTAGGTAAATAGTTCTAATTCCTATCTTACTCTCTTCTGCTATAGTTCTAAAACTTTTACCACTTGTTAGGTAAGTCTTGAATAGTTCGTAATCAAACCATTTCGCCTCCTCTTTTAATATTTGGTACATTTTAGTTTCTAGAGCTTCTACTCCTAATTTTTCTTGGTCTAGTCCTGTATCAACAAAATTATACGTCTCTTCAAAATCATATTGACTACCTAAGTAATTGTATTTAAGATTGCTTTTCTTTTTAATAGCGTTTACTATTATTGAGCGTAAGCAAAAGAACATATAGCCCTTAGATACTTTACCTTTAGCGGTTACTACTTTGTCAAAAAGGTCATCGTATCTCGCAAGCCTTAAGTAAGCCTCCTGTACGAAGTCTTCAGCATAATTAAATACTTCATTGTTGTTACCTGCTATAGCACGTGCCATTTTGATATATTCAACGTGGTACACGGCTAACATTTCTAGCGCTTGGTTTTTGTTATTCATATTAAAAAGCTAATTTAGGGTTTATATTAGGTACTTTCATAGTTGCTACTTTGCTGTGGTCTATAACATCTT